ATAAACTTAACATAACAAAAGATAGTTTAAATGCAATAAAAGAATTTAGAGGTTATAAATGGGCAACTGATAAAAATGGTGATGTTTTAAATACTCCTGTTAAAGTAAATGACCATCTAATTGACGCAACGCGGTATCTATGTTTAAATAAACTATCTATAAATCATAGTGGTAAATACTATATATTGTAATAAAAAACGAATTATAAACTTTTATATTTATATGTAATGAAAGAGGTTAAACTACGGATACCTTCTGAATGGTGTGATATAACAATAGGAACATATCAGAAATATGTAGAAATACAGGAAGGTAAAGCAAGGACAAAAACCAAAACAGTAAAGATATTATCTTTATTATGCAATGAAAGTCCTGAGATAATTAAGAAGATGCAGTATACAGATATGCTAGATATTCTTAATATACTTAAAAAGATGATTGACACAGAACCAGATAAAACTAAATTTAGAAAGCGTTTTGTGTTTAACAATGAAGAGTATGGGTTTATACCTAATTTGAGCAAACTAACTACAGGTGAATATATAGACCTTGAAGAGTATTGCAAAGAACCTATAAAGAACTTGCATATTATTATGTCAATACTATATAGGAAAATAACAAATAAAAGTGGCAATAAATATGCTATTGAAAATTATGATCCTGCTGAGTTTAAAGAGGACTTATTTAAGGATTGTCCAATGGATATAGCTTTATGTTGCTTAGGTTTTTTTTTGACTTTAGGCGAACAATTAGCACACAGTTCGCACAGCTATTTGAAAGCACAGGAAAAGAAACAACCAAAAGCGTAACAATGACTAGCAAGTGGGGGTGGTATAATACTTTATATGCTTTGTGTGGTGATAACATACTTAATATAAATAAAATAACAGAATTGCCTGTAATGGAGGTATTAACATTTTTATCTTTTAAACAGGATTACAGCAATAAACAAAGAAACAATTATGATAACTTTTAGAAACGTAGTAGGTTATTTAGAAACCATTGCAGATAAACATTATATGATAAACAGCTTTCATAGTGGTGAACTTGATGAAGTAGATATAAATAAACTTGGTGCTACTGACTATGTTATACTATATGCAGAGCCAGGAGAAGTAACTATTGATTCAGGAGTGATGACCTATTCTTTTACACTATATGTCTTAGACATGGTTAATGATGAAGTAGGTGATGCACCTAATAAGCAAAGATTAGCGCGTGTAGATACATATTCTGAGAATCTACAAATACTGCATGATGTTATAAATGAATTTAAACACGCTTTATACTCTACATCTTGGGTGGATGGTGAAGTGGTGTTAGAGCTTCCTATATCAGCAGAGCCATTTACAGCACGTTTTGATAATATCTTGACAGGGTGGTCAGCAACAATAAGCGTTGATGTTAACAACCCTAATAACCTTTGTATAGTACCTGTAGACCCTAATAGCTAATGGATTTTCCTAGAACAATACAAGCAATGCAAAGTATGGGTTTTGATGTAGTCCGTAAAGGAAAGAGAATCCTTAAAAGAAAAAAGAAATTAACTAAAAGCAAAGGTCTATATAAAGGATTTAATTACAATGTAAAAAAAGATGCTAGAGGTGTTACGTTAGAATTTGTGTTTGGTAAAGCTAAAAAGTATTGGCAATTTGTAGATGAAGGAGTAAGAGGATCAGGAGGTTTTAAAGGTAGTGGACGTGCTAGAGGTAAAGGAAGTCCATTTAAGTTTAAAAAGCAAAACATTAAGAAAGGAGTTGTTGCTAAATGGATTCAAAATAAACCTTTAAGGCTAAGAGGTGTTGATGGCAAATTCTTAGCTAAAACAAAAGCAAATATAGATAGTGCTTCATTTGTAATAGGTAGGGCAATAGCACAAAGAGGATTAGAAAGAACTCAGTTTTTTAGTAGACCTTATGAGCAAGAGATAGACGAGGATGTAATTACTAGAGCATTTGCAGATGATATAGAAAGACACTTAGATAGTGATTTAAAAGACATGAATTTAATATAACAATAAAATATAAAAAAATAACAAAATGGCATTAGGAAACATATCATTTGTACAAGAACCAATAAACACAACATCAAAAGCACCTGTCATAACTAATTGGACACCTTTAATTGGTTATATGGTTTATCAAGACGATATAAGTGGTTTGTTTTATTTTAAACTTATTTTAGAGGTTAGATTAGATGATGCTTCAGGCACATTAATTGGAAAGATTAAACAACGTAGAAATGGCTACAGCGTAGATGTAAACACAAATAAAGCTAGAGCATATTTTGATTTAAGAGATATTGTTAATAGTGTTTTAACACCTACAGTATTTGACCAAAACGATACAGGTCAACCATTTAGAACAATACATAAAGTAGGTGTAAATACAGCAGCAAAACCATTTAGTCTTAATGGTGATAATACAACTGATGGCACACAAATACAAACTATTTTTGTAAAAGCATATCAAGAATATAGTTCAACAGCAGGAGCAATACCTGCTGAAGATGAAACTCCTAGTGTTAATGACACTTTGCATTATTTAGAGGCTTCATTGCCTTTAATGACAGCAAGGAGTTCTAGTGCAGATTATGTGCAATCTGATGCTTTTAAGGTATATAATGGTTCAAGTGCTACAGATAAATTTTTAAGTGATTTACAAACTGATTCAGGTGAATATAATTTAAGCGGTTATATTAACTATATACAAGACACAGATTATCATACTGTAGCTTTCTTAAATGATTTTACAAATTTTGCTAGTGATATTGACCATATTGAAATTGCTTATTACAATTCAGCAGGATCACTTATAAACAGTAAATACTATATAGATAATATCTCAGCTAATGGTGGTTTACCACCTAATGATGGCTCACTAGCTGATGCTAGTAGATTATTATATTTTGGTTGTGGTGCAGGTAACTTAGAAGCACAAAGTGATGAAACAGCTGCAAGACCTTCAGGTAATTCAGGGTGGGCGTATTATACTATAAGAGGCACAGGCAATGATTCAGGTACTATTGCTTATAAGACAGCAACATATTACTTTATAAAAGAAGATGGTAGCTGTAAAGGATTTAAAGTGAGGCGTTTAGCGTGGCGTAATTCTGTGGGTGGTTATGACTATTTTAACTTTAAAAAGAAATCTACACAAACAACAGAAATCAAAAGAGATAATTATAGCTCAATGCTAGGAACATTTAATAAAAGTAGATGGAGATACAATAATACTCAAAGAGGCAAAACAACTAGACAAACAACAGCTACATTAAAAGAAACATTAAATACAGATTGGATTACAGAAGCACAAGGAGTATTAATTGAAAAGCTATTAATGTCAACAGATGCTCAAATTGTTGAAAATGCAGATACAGATTTTACAGAGGGTGTAATAATTACAGATTCTAGTTTTGTTAAAAAGACTGTGGCTAATGACAACTTAATACAATATACTATTAATATAGAATACGCAAATCCTATAAATACAAATTCATAATGAATGTTAGATTAGTTGCATATCGTAAAGCTACAAGTGGTGCATCATCTACTACAGCTTATAATTTAGACTTACAAGAAGCTCCTAATGTTTCTATAAACTATGCGTTCTCAGAAATAAAAGAACCTGAAACCAGAAAAGGAAGTTATTCACAAACATTTAAATTACCATTTACTGATAATAATAATCAATTTTTTCAAGATTGGTATAATGTCAATTTAGACACTTTAGTTTTTAGCTCTAGGAAAAAATTTGATGCTGTATTATATGTTGGAACAGTACCACAATTTGAAGGTGCTTTACAATTAAAATCAGTATATAAAAAAGCACAAATGTATGAAGTAGTCTTAATGTCTAGTTCAGCTTCTTTATTTAGCACAATAGGAGAACAAAGATTAAAAGATGTATTTAAAGAGGATGATGGCAGTTACAGTACAGATTTTAACCACACTTTTTTTTATACAAACTCAACTAATAACACATTATATAATTCATGGAGTGGCACTTTAACTAATACAGGTGGCACATCTTTAAATGATTCAACAGCAGGTGTTTCTAAAGTGGTATATCCAATGGCGGTAACTGAGGAAAAGTTTTATTATGATCCTAATGAAGCTAGATACCTTAATTTAGACCAAACAACAGCAAATTCTATAGTAACTGCACAGGGAGTAGAAACTGCCTATAGCTATGGTGTTAACATAAATCAATTTAGACCTGCACTACAATTAAAAATGTTATTTAATAAAATTTGTGCTAAAGCAGGATTTTCTTATACATCTAATTTTATAGATGCTTCTAATGCGTATTTTGGTCAATTATTTATGACCACCTGCACTCATATAGAAGCAGGTGCAATACCAACAACAAACACCAACGCATCTCCTAGTGGTTTACTGTCAGTAGGTAATAATGCTCAATGGGGTGTTTTATCAAGTGAAATAGGTGCATCTTGTGGTACAGTTAGTCAAGTTGTTGTACCTGCTAATGCAGAATCTCCAATATCAGCAACTTGCACTACACCTGCTGATCCTGATAATGTTTGGAATGCAACTTATAATTACTTTACTAAAGTATCCACTACAATGGAAGAGGTAAATGCTTCACATAGATTTAATTCTATTAATGTTTTAGGTTGTAATTTTGGTGGTAACATTGAATTAACTATTTCTTTGGTTCAATGGGATGCAACAAATAATTTATCTACAGGCGTTGAATATGCAAGTACAACAATAACTCTTGATCCTGTAGCTGATCCTGATTCTACTCCTGCAAATCAATCTACAGTAGATGAAATCTTAAACTATACATTGTCTTTAGAAAATATGCCTTTAGGAGCTTCTGCTCAAATAATTATAGATTCAGGTACACTAATAAACAGCTCTGGGTTAGCTGCTACTTATGTTTTAGGTAATGCAACCATTGGATGTTCTCAGTTTAGCAGTATTAGTTCTAATTGGATTGGATATTCTAATGATATTTTTGGTGCTACTGTAGATATACCTGCCTGTATTGATCCTGAAATAAAGCAAAGAGATTTTTTAAAAGATATAATACAGCGTTTTAACTTAGTTGTTTTAACTGATCCTAATGATGATACTAACTTAATCATAGAACCTTACGATGACTTTATTGCTAGTGGTGAATTAAAGTATTGGACAAATAAAATAGACACTTCAAAAGAAATCATAGTCAAAGACACAACCACATTACAAAAAAAGAGAATACACTTAACAGATAAAGAGGATGTAGATTTGTACAATAAATCATTTAAAGAACGCTATCCTGATATAAATGTATATGGACATCTAACTATAGATGAGTTTAATAATGAGTTTGCAACAGGTGAGTTAAAAAACAATGCTATATTTTCACCATATATAAGTGGTCAAGTCTTTGCAAATGATGATGAGCAATTTGGTACATTTTTACCAAATATGGCAGTTCAATATGAATTTAGTTATGAGGAAAATAATGGCATAAATGTCAATAAAATTAAAAAGACAAATCCTAAATTATTTTATTATGGTGGTACAGCAACAGATGTTTTAAATACTATAGGTGATAATATAAATTACTATCTACATAGAGCAACATCTACAGCTTTAACAGCTTATACATTTACAAAATATCCTATCTGTACAGCTTGGGACTTAGAATATAATACTACAGGATTAACTACTAGTTCAAAATCTTTATATTGGAATGCTACACCTCCTTTAGTTGGAAACCTCTCTATATTCAACTATACTAACTATTTTGGTAATTGGTTTAATAACACTTTATATGGTGGTTATTGGAAACAGTATCTTGATAATATATATAGCACAGAAGCTAGAATCATGGAGTGTTATCTAAATTTAAATGAAGTAGATATATTTAATTTTAGCTTTGCTGATGAGATATTTATAAAAGACACATATTGGCGTATACTAGAAATCTCTAACTATCAAGTAGGTGCTAATGCAAGTACAAAAGTAACATTAATAAAATCTTTAGATACTAAAGAAAATTGTAATGGTTGTGATTATGTTACAGCTAGTGTTGGTGATAGTAACTTATATGCAGATACTTATTATATGTGGTGTGCAGATAACGATCCTGGATGCACTCCTGATACTACAGCACCTAATTTTTTAGGTATTTTTGCTCCTCCAGAATGTTGCATTTGTAATGGTGGTATGGTGATGTGGAATTACACAGCACAAGCTGATAAGAACCTGTACCCTTGTATTGCTAATGCAGGTAGTTTGCCTTTAAAATTTAAGAGTATTTTTTCATCTAGCAATATACTTAATACAGGAGATTTAAAAACACTAATATATGATAAAATAGGAGGGCGTAATAAACCCTTTGTAAGAGGTGTTAATAACACTAAATATAGTCAATCTTTGTTTCCTTTATTTGGTGATGATATAATTATTAAATACGCTACAGCAAAGCGAGATATACCACAATTACAAGGAGAATCCCATAGAATAGTATTATCAGGAAACACATCTGGAAACACTAAAGGTTATGCGTATCCTGAAGCAGATGAGTATGGCAAGTCAATGGCAGTGCCTGATAATATAAATATGATTATTAGAGTTAAAGGTATTGCTACTGTAGTGGGTGGTACAAGTGCTACATACACTTTGGGTACTACTGAGGGTTTTGCTTATTACACAGCTTTTAAAATAGCTAATGGCACAGCAACACAATTAAGCACAGCAGGTGGTCAACAGGAATTTAGTATAAGAGAAGGATCAAATCCAACAACTTGCACACTAGATATAGACATTTCTAGTAATGTGCTTAGATTTGGATTAGAAGATAGCCAAACAGATACTAAAAGAGTATGGCAATTATCAGCAGATATTGATATAAATAAAATTAATAATATGTCTTTAGGTTATGATGAAAATTGGGCGTTATATCAAAACGGAGATAAAATACAATTACAAAACGGAGATTACTTAATATGGAATTAAAAAAATATATAGAACATACAGCAAAACTGATACCTCTAAGTGTAGAGCATATTCAGTTAGTAGAATATAAAGATAAACATTATGACTTTGTTTATGGCATAGAGGAATATCACTCTAGCTTTAGACGAATGTTTAAACAAATAATACGATTAATATGGCGGTAACAAAAACAGTAAAAGTACAAGTAGATACAGGAAGCTCAGTACAAAGATTAGATGAGGTAAAAGCAGGTTTTGATGGCATAGAGGAATCAGCAAAACAGGGCACAGATTCTACTGTTGGAATGACACTTGCAGTAAAAGGATTAGGATTAGCATTAAAATCAGCAGGTATTGGTTTGGTTATTTCAGCTTTAGTAGGTCTTGGAAACGCTTTTTTAAATAATCAAAAATTTGCAGATCAATTTAATACAGGATTAGAGTTTTTAAATATAACCTTTAAACAACTTGTAGAGCCTTTAGTAGACACAGCATATTGGCTAACTGAAAACACAGATGTATTAAGGGTAATGGCAGATGCTTTTAGTAATATGGCAGTTCTTATAAAGAACAATTTTGCTATTCCTTTAAAAATGCTAGAAGGTAACTTATTAGGACTTCAAGCAACTTATGCAGGTTTTTTAGATTTGATTGGAATGGGTACAGAAGGTGAATTTGAAAGGTTAACAGAAGCAATGAATCAAAATAAAGATGAAATGATTGAGTTAGTTGGTGAAACAGCAAATGCTTTTGGTGGTCTAGCAACTAATGTAGTAGAAGGAACAAAGATAGCAGTTGTTGCCTCTGGTGAATATGCTACTCGTGTTACTAAAAACTTTGAACAGGGAGCAGGAGCTATATTAGCGACTTCACAAGCAATAGTACAACTTAGAAATGATGTTAAATTAGCAGATGCTGTACAAAGAGAATTGCAGTTAACTTTTCAAAAAGAAGCGGAATTACAAAGACAAATTAGAGATGATGTTAGTTTAACAACAGAGGAAAGAATTGCTGCCAATAATAAACTAGGTGAAATCTTAGATGAACAAGCAGAAGCAGAAAGAAAAGTTGCTTTAACACGACTAGAATTAGCACAAAAAGAATTAGCTACCGATAAATCTAATATAGACCTACAGGTTGCTTTAATAGAAGCTAGAACTGAATTAGCTGACTTAGATGAAAGAATTACAAGTCAAAGATCAGAGCAGTTAACTAATGAAAATGCTTTAATTAAAGAACAAGCAGATTTAGAAAAAGAACTAGCAAAGCAAAAAGAAGATGATGCTCAGCAAGAGATTGAAGATGGAAACAGGATTAGAGATGAAAGAATAAAAGCAGCTAAAGCTGTATTAACAGCAACAACTAAATTAGCAGGTGAAGGCACAAAAGTGGGTAAGGCAGCAGCTTTAACAAATATATTAATTGATACTGCACTAGCTATCTCAGGTGCAGTAAAAGCAGCTCAAGCTGTTCCGTTTCCTGGTAACTTAGCAGCGATTGGTACAGGTATTGCAGCAGTTATGACTAATCTAGCTTCAGCAAAGAACATACTTAAAAAAGCAGGAGCAGATGGTGGTGGTGGTGATGTAGGTGCAGTAGCTAGTACACCTGCTATGGGAGGTATTGGTGGAACAATTCCTAATATCAGTGCTATTACTACACCTGAAACCGACATGACACCTGTACAGGCATTTGTTGTTGAAACAGATATTTCAGATGCTCAGGCATTACAGGATGAATTAGAAATACAGGCTACATTGTAAACAAAATTAACAACTTTATATTTATAAGTATTATGGATAAAAAACGAAAACTAATAGAGTTAATCATAGATGAAACAGCAGATTTCTTTGGCGTTGACGCAATCAGCGTAGTCAAATTTCCTGCAATAGAGGAAAACTTTGTGTTCTTTAATCAGGACTTTCTGAGTCTAGCAAAAATAGATGAAGAGCAAAAGCAATTAATTGGTGCTGTTCTTATTCCTGAAAAACGTATACCTAGACTAGATAAAGATACTAACGAAGAGTATGATGTATTCTTTACTAAAGAAACTATTAAACAGGCACAGAGCCTATTTATGTCAAGTTTAAACAACAATAACCACACTCTTGAACACAAAGAGCCAATAAAGGGTTTAACTGTTGTAGAATCGTGGATTAAAGAAGATGAAAAATTTGATAAATCTAATATGTATGGATTTAAGAATATGCCTGTTGGTACTTGGTTTGTACAAGTAAGTGCAGAAAACAATCCTGAGATTTGGGAAAAGATTAAGAATAAAGAAGTTAGAGGTTTTAGTATAGAAGGTTACTTTACAGATAAACTAATAGAAGCATCTAGGAATAAAGATATACTAGATGAGGTGTGTGAAGATTGTCCTGATGACATTATGCTAGGTAAAATTAAAAACATCATTTTAGAGAATGAATTAAATCCTGTAGGAGCTTTAGATGGTGAGCCTTTATTTAGAACTAGAGAGGAAGCTGAAATATACGCAGAGATGTTTAAAGGTTGTGAAGGATCACATCCACACACAGTAGATGGTGAAAAACTATATATGCCTTGTGCAGATCACTCATCAGCTACAATGAAAGAGGAGCTATATACTAAGAAAGGAAAGCGTAAATACAAAAAAAGGTATAAGATGCTTGAATACGTTGCTTATGCAAAAAGAAAAGCAATGTTAAAGTATTCTTGGGATGATTGCATGAGGGATCAAATTAAACAATATGGCAATAAAGAAACTGCTGCTAAAGTATGTTCTGCTATCAAAAATAGAACTGTAAAATACTAAAGAAGTAAACAATAATAATCAATTTATATTTATACATGTTATGGGAACACTAGAAAAAATCTTAAATCTAATTAAAATGAAAAACGAATCAAAATCAGAAAGCGTAGAACTATACGCTGAAATGAAATTAGATGATGGTCGTGTTATTGCTACAGAAGATGAGCAGTTCATGATTGGATCTAAAGTATTTGCTGTTGGTGATGATGGTGAAGCTGAAATGCTAGAAGCAGGAAGCTACACTATGGAAAATGGCAACAAAATGACAATCGGTGATTCATCTGAAATCTTAGACTTAGGCGAAGAGAAGGAAGCTGAAGATGTAGAAGCATCTGAAGTTAAAGAAGAGGAACTAGCAGAAGAGGCAGATGTAGCAGATTGGAAAGGTATGGAAATAAGAATCAAAAATTTAGAAGATGCTGTTGCTGATCTTAAAGCTGATAAAGTAGAGGCATCATCTGAAGTAGCTGAAGAGGAAGTTGAGGAATTATCTGATGAAGTTAAAGAAGATAAAACTGAAATGTCTAATGAAGTTATAGGTGATCTTATGACACAAATAGAAGAGCTTAAAAGCAAAATAGTAGAATTGAGTGGCGAACCTGCAACGGAAGGTATTGAATACAATCCTGAAGGTTCTAATTTTAATTCAACTGTTGACTTAGCGAAACTGTCTATGCAAGAACGGACAGCATATTACATTAATAACTTAAAATAAATTTAAAATGGCAAACAAAATTCAATTATCAAAAAGACGTGAATTTGATATAACTGTGAATGGTGATACATACGCAGGTGTTCACGCAATGCCTTATGTGACTGCTGCCTTGAGAAGTCCAGATACAGTTGCAAAAGGTTATGTTAGAATCTTAGATGGTCTAACAAAAAGTGCAGTAATCAATAATATAGCTTGTGCTAATCCTATTGTTGCTTCTGCTTGTTCATTCTCAAGTGGGAATGACACATCAACTACTGAGCAAGTTTTAACGCTTACTGATCTTAAAGTAAACGAAGAGATTTGTAGAGGTACAATCTTTCCTACATGGATGGGACAAGGAATGGATAGAAATGGTAACTTACCACAAGCATTCGGTGACTTCTTATTACAAGTTGTTGCAGGAAAAGCTGCTGCTCAATTAGAGATCGGTATTTGGCAAGGTGCTGCTCCATTCGGAACAGGCTTCTTATCTGATGATGGTACTCAAGATGAGGCAGGTGCTGACGCTTCTGCGTGTAAAGACTTTACTGAAGTTGATTTCGCTGATGCTTTAGCTGCTTCTGATATACTTACTGACATGGCTTCAGTATATAATGCTGCTGCTTCTGATATATCAGGAATCCTTACAAAACCAGGTGTAGGTTTTTACATGAATAACAAAACTTATGGTTTTTACATTCAAGCATTAGCTTCAGCAGGTTCTAATCAAGGTCAAATTTCAGGATTAGGATTTGATGCAAAATCTGATACAGCTACTTACTTTGGATACCCAATATACAGATGTCCTGGTATGTTCAATGATACTATTCTTTTCACTTACCCTGAAAACTTAGTATTTGGTACTAACTTAGCTACTGATTGGACAGAAGCAAGATTAATACCTACATACGAATATGATGGTTCTGACAACGTAAGAGTTGTTATGAACTTTGCTATTGGAGTACAAACTGCTGTAGCTACTGATGGTGTATATGGTTCAACTGTTTGGACTTAATAGATACTTTAAATGGGGAGTTGTAATATACTCCCCTTTTATTAACTTTTAATAAAATAATAATTATGGCTTGTGATATAACAAGAGGACGATTAATAGATTGTAAAGACCAAATCGGTGGATTAAAAGCAATTTTTATAGCTAAGTCTTACAGTAATAATGTTAGTGCTACTGCTACTATAAATGCTACTGAAATGACTACAGCAGGTTTTGCTAATTGGTCTTGTTGTGGTGGTACTGTTACAGTTTTCAAATATGACTTAGTACCTAACTTATCTAGTTTGACAGTTACTATCAACTCAGATAACGCTAATGGTACAACATTTTTTACTCAGGCATTATCTGTAACACTACAAAAAATTGACCATGACATGACTAATGAGCTTAGACTTATGGCATATTCAAGAAGTCAAATCTTTGTACAAGATACTAACGATAATGTATTTTTATTAGGTATTGACAATGGATGTCATGTTTCAGGTGGTACTGTAGTAACAGGAACAGCTAAAGGTGATATGACAGGATACACTATAGAATGGAGTGCTGAGGAAAACAACGCTTTAATACAGCTTCCTGCTAGTGCAGGAGCAGCAACAGCTAAGTATCCATTTGATGGTTTAGCTGATGAAGCGAACTTAACTATTACAACAGGTTCTTAATCGTTACTCAGAATAGATAAAAGAGGGGGTTTTTGCCCCCTTTTTTTGTACACTTAAAAACAATAATGTTATATTTATATTTATAATAAAACAACTATGGCTTGGAAACTAAAAAAAGAATGGGAAGGTAAAAGTATTGACACCTTAAATATACCTTTAGACCAATTATCACAGAAACAAATAGCAGGACTTAATGAATCAGTTAGAGATGCTTTGTTTGTAAAAGAACAACCTAAAAAGAAAAAGAAAGATGATAGTTTTGCAGGATAAATACAAAGAACATTTTTTACATTCATATAGTCAAGAGGAATTAGAACAAATAAAAGATCAATGCGTTGATTTTTATAATAAGTATTTTACTGAAAAATGATTCAATTTTCTGCACCAGATTCTGTGGGCTATCACTTAATAGCTAATACCATATATTTAAATATATATGATGAATATACATCTACTACGGTTCACAGGTCACTATGGACAATAACTAGTCAATTCACAAAAAAATCTAAAACTTATTTGCCGTCAACTAATTATAGCAACAAAGATAGATATGTTTCAATGAATACAGTTACAACAACAGGTTCAGATAATTTAACAGGAGGAATCATAAATCTAGGGACAACAGATTTTCCACTTGGCTTTTATGATGTAACAATATACCAAAACAGCTCTGATTCTAATCTTGATCCAACAGGATTAAAGGTTGTTTACAATGGTTTAATGAACTTAATTTCAATTAATGCAACAACAGGCGTTGAAACACCACCTGTGACATACACAGAGTATACAACTAACGATTCTGATACAGAAAGCGTTTATATAACATTTTAATTATGAATTTAGATTTAATAAAATTATCACATTATAACATACCTCACTTAGTAGAAGATCCAAGACATGATTGGGTTAGTTTTGGTGAAGACAACCTATATCCTAATTATTTGCTAGAGCTATTCTTAGGAAGTGCTATCAATGGTGCTTTAATTAAGTCAATAGGAGCAATGATTTATGGTGAAGGTTTGGCAGCAACTAATGTTGATGAAAATACAGATACTAAAGAATCATATTTACGTTTAAATGAATTATTACACAATTCTGATGATGATGTCTTAAAAGACCTTGCAATGGATTTAAAGCTATTTGGGGGGTGTTATGTAAATGTAATATGGTCAAGAGATCGTAGTAAGATAGCTAAGATGAACCATATACCTGCACAATATATACGTTCAGGTAAAATGATAGATGGTGAAATAGATACTTATTATTACTCTGCTAATTGGGCAAAAAGTAAAAAAGCAGAATATAAACCAAGACCCTATAAAGCATTTAGCACAAAAGATAGAACTCATGCTAGTCAAATCTTAATGATTAGAGATAAAAACCCTGCTTTATTTTATGGCTTTGCACCTGATTATGTTGCAGCAACAGATTGGATTCAAATGGAGTTAGAGATAGCTCAATTTCATTTATCTAATATAACATCAGGAATGACACCTAGTATGCACGTTGGATTCTCTAACGGAGTACCTACAGAAGAGGAAAGACGCACTATAGAAAGACAATTAAACCAGAAGTTCTCAGGTAGTGGAAACGCAGGAAAGATACTTATAACCTTTAATGATGGTAAAGAAACACAACCAATCATAGAACCTATACAAATGAATGATGCACAGAGTGCGTGGGAAGGTATGTCTAAACAGGCAGTAAATCAGATTCTCGCAGGTCATAGAGTTACATCACCGATACTATTTGGTATACGTTCAGAAGGTGGTGGTTTAGGTAACAATGCAGATGAATTGCGTGATGCTTACAGCTTATTTAATAATACTGTCATTATTCCTTTTCAGAACATACTTTTAAAAGGTTTAGATAAGATATTTAAAGTTAACAATATAAACCTTGATTTATACTTTAAGTCGCTTAAACCTGCTGATTTCATTGATCTTGAAGTTACTAAGACACAATCAGAAGAGGATCAAGAGAAGGAAGGAGTTACAAAAGAAGATATTAATACAGATAATTTAAAACAAGAGTTTAAAGATTTAAAAGATATAGATACTTCACCTACAGAAGGCATGATTGAAGAGGCTAAAAAAGGCTTAGAGTGGCGTAAAGAATATGGACGTGGTGGCACACAAATTGCTGTAGCTAGAGCAAGGTCTATAATTAATGGTGATTTGTCTTTAGATACTATTAGTAGAATGAATAGCTTTTTTGCTAGACATGAAGTAGATAAACAAGCAGAAGGTTTTAGTCCTGGTGAGGAGGGTTTTCCAAGTGCAGGGCGTATAGCATGGGCGTTATGGGGAGGTGATGCAGGTCAATCATGGGCAAAAAAAAAAGTTAAAGAAATAGAGGGCGTTAGAGCTAATTTATCAGATGATGAATTTGATGACTTATTTGAGGCTTTAGAAGGTGAGCAAATAGACCTTGATAAATGGGAAGTTGTGGATGAACAAGATGAAGGACATATTGAAGATTATGAAGGATGGGCAGATAGTTTAATTGAAAAACTAGATAAAGAAAAATTTGCAGATGAAATAATAAGCAAAGAAGATTCTTTTAGTTACTTAGACAAATCTTATTATAGGGTACGGTTTAAATATATTAAAAAGAGTAGAAAAGCTAATAAACCTGGCAATGGCACACGCAAATTTTGTGAAAATATGATGAGATTAGCAAGTGCAGGTTTTGTTTATAGAATTGAAGATATTGATAAAGCGAGTAGAGAGGGTGTTAACAAACAACTAGGACACAAAGGACGTGCTTATGATCTATTTAAATTTAAAGGCGGTGTATATTGTAGACACGCTTGGAAGGTGATACTGTATAGATTAAAAGAAGGCACAGAATTAAAAGAGGGTCAAAGCTTAGATGATTATAATAAAGTTAACAATATACCTAAAAGCTATACACCAAAACCAAGAGGAATAAAAGATGCAGTAATAGCACCTGAGAATATGCCTAATCAAGGACATTATCCAGGAGTAAAATAAAATAAACTATGGCAATACAACATACATTATATATATCAGCAACACGAATAAAAAAAGATACAGCTTTAGGCGGTTCTGTGGATGACAATATCATTATGCCTTATATACTATTGGCACAAGATATGTTTATACTTCCTGTATTAGGAACAGATTTAGATACTAAACTAAAATCAGATATACAAGGTGGCTCTTTAACAGGTGCTTATAAAACCTTAGTTGAAACTTATATACAACCTGCTTTAGTACAATTTTCTTTTGCAGAACTTGCACCATTTCTAAGACTTAGATTTGTAAACAATGCAATAGTTATAATGGGTGCTACAGATCAATCAGATAGTGCTTCTTATGAAGATATAAAACCTTTAATGGATAGAGCAAAAGATGCAGCAGAGTTTTATAGACAGCGTTTAATTGATTATATTAGAAACAATACAAGTTCTTTTCCTGAGTACAGCAGTAATACAGGAGCTGATCTTGATCCAACAACTAGGAACTATTACGCAGGAATGAATTTAGATATTAACGTACCTAGAAGCAATAGATTAAAAAACTTTTTACAAGGAGCAGATATTACTATTTATGGGTGTTAAAAGAAAGACATATCCAAGTAGTTTGGAGAACTTTAAAAAGCTAAAAAATTATATTAAAAAAATAAACAATGGCAGGACAAAGATTAACCGACAAGACAGCATTAACAAGCAATCTAGCTAGTGATGATAAATTAATGGTCGTAGATACCTCTGATACAACAGGGAGTTCAGCAGGTACAAGTAAAAAAGTTGATAGCAAATTTGTTATACAAACTGATAAAGTAAGTGTAGCTAGTGGTATATTTCAAGCAATGGATAGTTCAGGTGGTGCAGGAACATTTGCAACGCTAGTGGCAGCTCCAGGAGCAGGTCTTTTTATACAACCAATAAGTATAAGTCTAATGGTAGATTATACTTCAGGTACACAAACAGCAAAAGTAACACTATATTTTGGTTATGATACTTCAACTGCATCTGCATATTATGCGGGAATTACAGGTTTTATGCAGGGGAAAACTGCTGATATAAACTATGCTGCATCTGCAAATGAAACTCCCTCTGCTCTAGGTGGTGCAGGAGGTTTAACAGATAGAGGTTTTTTTGTTTATAGTGCTGGTAACTACTCATCTACATTTAGTGCTGATTTTTATATAACATATCAAATCGTAACTGTTTAATAATGATACGCCTTTTATTTCTATTATTGCCTTTACTGTCTTTTGGACAGTTCTATAAGTATTCTACTATTTATGTAGGAGGCTCTGTTAATTCTACAATACAACCACTAGAAACATATACTTATACTAATGGAGAGCTAATAGAAACCACTAATACTGATGAAGCTAATTATAGATATTTTATAGGAATAAAGAAACTTAGCCGTTTTAAATACGAAAAGAAACCGCGTTTTTATTATGATGGAACTGAGAAAAATGCTAGTCTAAAAAGATCACCTGTTGATAGATTTGAATACTTACTACAATATGAAAGAGTAAAACAATTTGGCAGGGAGTATGACAATCACACAATATGGTTCAGATACATAGGAGAACATACAAGCACAAAAATAGAATCATCTAACAATGGGTATGTTGATTTACAGTATAAGTCCTTAGATTTACGCTTTAAACGTGATCTAAGCAACTTTCGTGCTACTATAGGTGGGATCATGCGTTATCACCCTGTCTATGGCTTAAATCCCTTTAAAATGGACTTTCCTAATTCTGATGATTTTGAAGCTGTTGCTGAAGCTTTAGGATATCAAAAAGAATTTTGGTTTATAGACAGTAACACAAATGGACATTTAGACAGGTTAGAACAATCATTTTTTAGATGGATACTAGACGGCAATATAGTTGCTGATAACACAGCACAATTTCAACAATACTATGCTACAATACCTACAAATTATAATAGAAATAAACTAGCAGAACTTGGCAATCAATATACACTTTCAGGTGTTGTTGGTTTATCTTATTACATATATCAGGATAATTTCTTTATACTAGCTTATGGTAACTACTTCTTTGTTAACCATAAACTAACTGAATATGGATCAGAAACAAACGATTATGATTTTGGTTTAACAACAAATTACAAATTAACTAAGACATTATCGTTATACACTCAATTAGAATATCTAAGATATTTTGATAGAGAAAATTACACAATCAATTTAGGAATTAATTTAATAATTATATAATATGGAAATTTTAAATACAATAAAATCAATTTTAACATCAAAGAAATTTTGGTATGCTTTTGCAACTTTTATCATTATAACCTGTGGTTCATCTGTTGGTATTAGTGAAGGAGAAATGGCAAATCTCATTTGGGTAGTAATAGCATTAATAGTTAGTCAAGGAATAGCGGACAGAAAAACTTGTAACAAATGAGTATAATAAACGAAAAGTCACAATTTACTTTAGACTTAAAAACCATTGGTATTATAGTAACTTTAGTTGCTTCTGTTTCAGGAACTTACTTTACTTTAAAAGCTGATATTGATGCTAATAAAAAAGCATTAGAAAAGGGTAATTGGGTAAGTGCTACTGAATATGAACTGAAAGATGAGCTAGTGCGTACTACAATTATGGGTAATAGTAAGAAGCTAGATGCTATTGAGCAAAAGCTAGATGTAATGGATGAACGCTTATACAAATTAAAAAAATGAACATGAGCAATATATTATTAGTGTTAATGGGTTTTTTATTTTTTTGTTATGGCATTGCTTTTAGTCAAGTGTCAGTAGTGCAATATAATAGCAGTTGGAATACAGATAATAGTTTTGATATAACAGGTTTAAAAGATTGCAAATTGGATAGCATTATCATTTGTGAAAATCCTGAAATAAAAAAAGAATATAAGATTATTTCTGTACCAACTGTTATCATATTTGATGAAGGTGAAGAGGTTATAAGATTTGAAGCTAATATCATGATGCAACTAGAAGCTACTAGAAAAGAGATACAAAAAGAAATAGACAAAATCTATCTAGCAAAATTTGAATAATGCGTTTATCAAAAAACTTTACGTTAAAAGAACTTACTAGAAGTAATACGGCTTTACGTTTAGGAATAGATAACGAACCTTCTAAGGAAGGTATATATAAATTGACCTTATTAGCCACTGAAGTCCTCCAAGTCCTCCGTGATAGGTTGGGAGCTTTGAGAATTACAAGTGGCTATAGGTCTCCTGAGCTAAACAAAGCTTTAGGTGGTTCTACTAAGTCACAACATTGTAAATATGAAGCAGTTGATTTACAATACTTTAAACGTGGTAAGATGGACAATATAAAAATATACCAGGCACTAAAAGAATTAGGGTTGCCATTTGACCAAGTTATATTAGAATTTGGAGATGCAACGCAATATATTGATCCTGAAAACCCTGCCTGGATTCATTTAAGCTATACTATAAATGACAATAGATGTCAAGAGCTTGTAGCTTATAAAGATGAAAATAATAAAACAAAATATAGAACTGTAATTAATTATAATAGCGTATGAACTTTTTAAAAAACTTATTTGGCAATCTTAATTTAGATGTTAATAAACTTGTTGATAATGTTGTAACAACTGATGCTGAACGTAAAGAATTAAAGATTAAGTTTAAGCAAATGATTTTAGATGCTAAGGCAAGTGCAGAAGAGCAGATTACTAGAAGATGGGAAGCTGATGCAAAAGCAGGATGGTTACCTGCAAACATTAGACCTTTGACACTTGCATTTTTAGTTATATCTACAATTATACTAATCTTCATTGAAGCAGGAATGATTGACTTTGAAGTTAAAGATAATTGGATTGATTTATTGCAGTTGGTTTTGATAACGGTGATAGGAGCTTACTTCGGTGGCAGGTCGTTTGAAAAGTTTAAAAAGAAATAAAACAATTAAAAGAATATAGACTTAGACTAACAAAGTCAGAACATGACTTCATAAAAGAATTACGCCAATCTGAAGGCAATGGTTTAAATAACGTTCTAGTTATTGGTGATCTCCACGAACCTTTTTGTCTTGATAAATACCTAGAATTTTGCATATCTAAATATGATGAGTTTGATTGTAATGAAGTTGTCTTTATAGGTGACATCATAGATAATCATTACGCCTCATATCATGAAACCTCTGCTGATGGAATGGGTGGTGCTGATGAACTAGAGCTATCAATAGAACGTATTGCTAGATGGTATAAAGCTTTTCCTAAAGCTACAATAATTTTAGGCAACCATGATCGTATGGTGATGCGTAAAGCGCAAACATCTGCTATTCCTAGTAAATGGATTAAGAGCTATAAAGAAGTTTTAGAAGTGCCTAATTGGAATTTTGTAGAAAGGTATGTTAAAGATGGTGTACAATTCATTCATGGTGAAGGCTCAACAGCGAGAACAAAATGCAGAGCAGATATGATGAATACAGTACAAGGGCATTTACACACACAAGCATATTGTGAGCATTATGTAGGTCAAAATTTTAGAGTATTTGGTATGCAGGTAGGTTGTGGTATAGATCATGAAAGCTATGCTATGGCTTATGCTAAGTATGGAAAAAAACCAGCAATAGGATGTGCTGTCGTTTTGAATAACGGAAAACTTCCTATAAATTTGTTAATGAAACTATGAGTAAAAAAGGTAACATATATAGTGAGCAAATTAAACTCGGTGCGTATTATACTTATGATGAAAACCATAATAAAGTATATGACATTCAAAGTATGCGTAGAAGGTTTAAAGAGCTAATCAATAAATTAAAGGATAATAGATAGTCTCTTGTAACAGGCAACTATCTCCTTAGACCTGTACTAAACGTGTTCGTACAGGAGGGTGTCTATTGTCCTTTAAAATAACCTTTGTTGATTCTCATTAGGACACCACTCATAATAATATAATGTATAATTTCTATTCCTTCCAAACTTGTCTTTAAACGACTCTTTATGCAATAGTGGTGTTTCTTTATTTACAACCATAAACTCATTACCACATTCAACTTTAATGCTTTCATGTGTATTTATATATGGTAGTGCTACTAGGGTTCTTGTCTTTAGTAATGGTGAAACTCTGTAACCATTTACTAGCTTTTTAATTTTATAGTGTTTCATGATTTTTTAGTTAATAGTTGTTTATAGTATTCCTCTTCTGTTTCATTGTGTTCATGTATACCTATGACCTTATAATACTTTTCATCTTTCATAAGCTTTTTTAGAAACTGTTGTAATTGTTTTTCTGTTCCTGTGAAAGTTATTTGGTCATGTGTCCAATGTATATCTGAGGTATCTACTCCTACGACTGTATAGTCTTGCTGATTCTTTACAGGAAAATAACCTTTACCTGCTATTATATATGTCTTATTCATTTGTAATCTTTTCAAAGACTGCTTCTGTACCCATGCAATCTGTAATTAATATCCATTGTTTACTGTTCTTATAATTAAGGTATTTAATGCGACCTTCTTTAGTTGATAAATCTGCTGTATCTAATTCTACTGTTCTCATTATAATTTATTTAATAGGTTAGTAATTGATTGTAGTTTGTTCTTTTGAATCTTTAGTAATTCAGTATATCGTTTAACATCTTCAGTATTATTAGAGCTATTTAATTTACCTGTATAATACTCAATACGTTTTTCTGTATTTACTTTTGATTCTATAAGTGAAAATTCTAATGTTATCTTTTCGCCTGATTCTAAATATAATTTTGTCATAGTTTTAATTGTTTGTTAGAACAAATATATATAAAATAATTTTAACACAATGTAAAGTTTTGTTTTTAGTTATTAACATTTGAATTGTTAATAAGTATTAAATTTATTTAATTGTGTATTAAAAAAGATTTATTATTATTGTGTATAATTTTAAATAATTAATTATGATTGAAAAATTTAAAATGGCTATTGAATATAGCATGTTCCAGAATAAGGTAAGTAAAAAAGAATTATCATGTATTATGGGCATGTCATATCCAACAATGCTTAAATATCTTAGCAATCCAGGATTGTTAAAGATTAATGATGCAAACAGATTATGTAATATACTTAATCTAAATATAAATGAATTATTAAATAACTAGATATGAAAACAGCAAAAATAACTAACATTGAACAGAAGCCTGAATTTAGAACTAATGATGGTAAAACATTATATGTCTTTGAGTTAGAACTTGACAATGGAGATAAGGGAGCTATCTTTAAACAGAAAGACAATCCTTATGTAGAAGTAGGTCAAGAGATTACTTATGATCTTACAGATAGAGGTACTATAAAGATACAAAGAGAAGGTTTTAGTAATAACTTTAAGCCTCAAAATAATGATGATAGATTTTATTCTAAAGAGGAAAAGTCACAAATCTTTGATGCTAAGGACAGGAGAATATCTAAACTAGCAGTATTAAAAGCAACAGTAGAGTTAGTATGTCATGATAAAATAGATATATCAGAGGTACAAACTTTTGCAGAAAATATGCTTGATTGGGTTTATGACAAACAAAGTGTTAAAAACTTAGAGTTTGTAGACAATAAAGCTCCATTTTAATTTTATATTTTTGACAATGCCTGTATTTTTTGTAATATGGGCGTTGTCTTTAAATTTACTACTATGAAAAAAACTTACTTCTTACATCAATCAAATAGCTTTTATGATTATAAGATAATCAAGATGCGTTCTAAATTAGGCATGGAGGGTTATGGAATCTTCTGGGCAGTATTAGAATTATTATTTACTGAAGAGAATAAACTATGTATTGATGACTATGAACCTTTAGCTTATAGCTTACAATGTGATGCAGATAAACTTAAAGCAGTAATAGAAGACTTTGATTTGTTTGTAGTAGAAGATGGATGCTTTTATTCTAAGCGTTTAAATAACCATATAGAAGAGATAAATAATAAGTCTAATAAGGCAAAAGAAAATGCTTCTAAAAGATGGAATAATGCAAACGCTATGCCAACGCAATGCGACAGCAATGCTAGTATTAGTATTAGTAGTAGTAAAAGTAAAAGTAAAAGTATTAATAAAAGAATAGAGGATTTTAAAAAATCCATCCACGCAATAGAAGATATTAGTAATGAAGATAAAGATAACTTTTTCCTATATTGGACAGAGAAAAATAAGAGTGGCACTAAGTTTAGAGCCGAGTTGCAGAGAACCTTTGATATAAACCTAAGACTTAAAAGGTGGGCATCTAATGGTTTTAATAAAAATAAGAAAGCTAAATACCTTGATTATTATGATAAGTTTGCTTACAGTAAATTAGACAATACAGGTAGGCAGGAATACTTAGAACACTTAAAAGAACTTGGTTTTGAAAGTGTATATTCACCCACAGCAGGTACAACATGGAGAAAAAAGCATAAGGCATGATAGAGTTTATAAAGCATTTATTTGGATTGTGTGGTGAAGCACATATAAACCTAATAACCTTAATAATGACTACTCCTATTATAAGTTATATAATCTATAAATTTTTTAAATGAAAGAATACCAATTACAAAAAGCAGTATGTAAATACTTAGACTTACAAAATGTTTTATACTGTGGATCAATGGGAGGTCAGTACCAGGTACATTATTCACAACGTATTAAAGCTAAAAAGAGTGGATATAAGCGTGGCTTCCCTGATTTGTTTATATATGAAATTTCTAAAATAGATAAAAAATTATATGCTGGATGTGCAATAGAATTAAAAGTTGGATATAATAAAGCTACAAATGAACAAAGGTGGTGGCGTGATCAATTAATTGAAAGGGGTTACTATGCAAAAATATGTACAGGAATAGATGAAGCATTAGAAGTTATAGATATTTATTTAAAGGGAATAATTAAATGATAGTTAAAAGAACATTTTTCAATAGTAGAAACGAAAGATTGTATTGGAATTATACTGATACTAACAATTACTTGTTTATAATTTTATTTGAAAGTGGTGCTACATTGTCTTTTGTTTTACGAGATTTGAAAAAAAACGAAAATATATTAAATTATATTTATAAAAAACTACATAACAGATTCAGTAATATAGCTGAAGTACACACAGATAGATTAAGTCACACAGAGTATAACCTATGTAAACAGTATAAAGTACCCTCTATAATCAAAGTATGTTAGACAAATACTTAACAGATAATTACGATAAACTAAAAGATATATCTTATAATATAACTAATGGTAAAGGTGAGGATTTGTTAAGTTTTGTTATTGAAGAGATATATAAATGCGATCAGATTAGATTAAGAGAAATAATAGAAAGAGGTCAAATGACTTTTTACATTGTTAGAATTATGCTTAATCAATATCATAGTAAAACTAGCAGGTATTACTATAAGTATAAAAAGTATTATGAATATCACACTACTACTACAATAGAAAGTATCACAGCTGACAATACAGAATACACTATAAAAGACAAAAAAGAAGTAGAACAAAAGTTAGAATGGATTGAGGAAAAACTAAAAGACTTATATTGGTTTGATGCTGAAATTTTTAGAATATATTATCGTGAGGGTTTTAGTCTTAATCAAATGGCTAAAGAAACTAAAATATCAAGAGCTACAATATATAAGGCAGTTAAGAATGTCAAGAACTATTTAATTAATGAACTATGAAAAAAACTAGGATACTAAGAGCTTTGAAGCAATGCAAAACTGAGGATTTTAAAACCGACAGCGTTTTATCTTTTAAAGACGAAAAAGGAAAAGAATACTTTTTAGCAGAACAACCACACTATATGAACATTATTACAAACTCTATAAATGTTATATTAAAAAGAACATTTGATATAATTGATGACGTTAAACTAAAAAATAAAATTTTAAAAGCTTTAAACAATGACCAAAAGTAAAGGATTAGGAGATTCAATAGAGAAGGCTTTAAAAGCAACAGGTATAGATAAAGTTGCTAAAGCTGTCTTAGGTGACGACTGTGGATGTGAGGAACGCAAGGATAAATTAAATAAAATGTTTCCTTATAAAACCATAAGGCAATTTACCCAAGATGAAATAAAGATATATGAAACCACTATTGCTAAGGTTCAAGGTGACAGGATTAAAGGTGAGGATCAGGCAGTATTAGTAAAGCTATACAATAAGGTGTTTGGTGAAACTAAAAGACCTTCTAGTTGTGGCAGTTGTGTACAGCAAACTTTAGGTAAACTTAAAAAAGTATATGAAAATAGTTGTAAAGTAGAGTAATGCAGAAACACACTAAAGTATATATGCAGTTCTTTGATTATGGTGAGCAAGACTTTATACCTTGTGAGATGTGTGGTTCAAGAGCTACAGATATACACCACATAGAACGTAGAACTAGAAATAAGGTCACTAATGACTTTGTAGAAAACCTAGTTGGATTGTGTAGAGATTGTCATATTAAAGCAGAATCAGATAGTATGTTTAATATGTTTTGTCGGATTCAACATTTAGAGAATGTAACTAACCAAGTATATGCACTAATAGAATACAAAAGAAAATATGAAAATAGAAAATAAATTAATTACAGATTTAAAACCTGCTACATACAATCCAAGACAAATTAGCACAAAGCAGTACAACGATTTAAAAGAATCAGTTAAAAGGTTTGGTTTAGTTGATCCTATTATAATAAATAAAGACAATACTGTAGTTGGTGGACATCAACGATTAAAAATAGCTAAAGAGCTTAAATACATTGATATTGAATGTGTGGTACTAGACCTATCAAAAGCAGAGGAAAGAGAATTAAATATACGACTAAATAAAAACACAGGTGACTTTGACATGGATATACTAGCTAATGAATTTGATATTGATGAACTTACTGATTGGGGTTTTAAGCATATTGACTTAGATGTTAATATAGATAAACTAGAAGATGATAAAGAGGATAGTGTTACTATTACAGTAAAAGAAGATGATGTGGTTAAAGCAAAACAACTGTACGATTATTTAAAAGAAAATGGTTATAACGTAAAGATAAAATAATACAAATGGCACAGAGTAAAAAAGAAAAACTATTAAAGGCGTTACAAGAAACGCAAGGACTTATTTATCATGCTTGTAAAAAGGCAGGTAACATAAGCAGAAGTACATACTATAGGTATATGCGTGAAGATGCTGAATTTGCACAGGCAGTAGAAGACATTAAGGAAGCACAGATTGACTATGTAGAAGGACAGCTAATTAAAAATATATCTAGTGGTAAAGAAACTAGTATAATCTTTTATCTAAAGTCTAAGGCTAAAGAAAGAGGTTATGCTGAGAAGCTAGATATTACTAGTGGAGGTAAACCACTAACTGAACTAAAAATTAATGTAATTGACACAGGGAAAGATTAATACAACAAATGTTTTTCACAAGGCGTATAGGTCAGAAACTAGAATAACGTGCTTACAAGGGGGTACACGAAGTTCTAAGACCTATTCGCTGTGTCAGTTGTTTATTGTTAAATGTTTAGAGGAGACAGGAAAAGTATTTACTATATGCAGAAAAACACTCCCTGCACTTAAAGGAACAGCATATCGTGATGTAATTTCTATCCTAAAAGAACTAGAGCTATACACAGAAGATAATCATAATAAATCAGAATTATCATATATTCTTAATGGTAATTTAATAGAATTTATTAGTGTAGATCAGAGCCAAAAAATTAGAGGGCGTAAACGTAATTACCTGTGGTTAAATGAAGCTAATGAGTTTACTTATGAAGATTGGCAACAGCTTATACTTAGAACTACAGATAAAATCTATTTAGACTACAACCCTTCTGATCCTTATTCTTGGATATATGATAAAGTAGTAGTTAGAGATGATTGCACATTTATTAAATCAACATATAGAGCAAACCCATTTTTAGATGAAGATACTATTGCAGAGATTGAAAGGCTAAAAGACCTTGATCCTGATTATTGGCAGGTATATGGTCTTGGTGAAATAGGTTCTGTACAAACAATGATATTCAGAAACTTTAATTTAGTTGATGATGTACAAGGAAGATTAATAGGTTATGGTTTAGACTTTGGATTTACTAATTCACCCTCTGCTTTAGTTGCTGTATATCAATCTGATGACAACTTATACATTAAAGAGATGCTATATGAAAAGAGATTAACTAATAGAGATTTGGCAAATAAACTAAAAGAGTTTAGGATAGATAGACAATCAGAAATAATTGGTGACTCTGCAGAGCCTAAAAGTATTGAAGAGATATATAGGCAAGGCTTTAATATAAAACCTGCTAAGAAAGGTGCAGGAATACATCTAGGTATTGATATAATGCGTAGATATAAACTTAACATAACAAAAGATAGTTTAAATGCAATAAAAGAATTTAGAGGTTATAAATGGGCAAC